TAGTAGGGAATACGAAATCTCGCTCAAGATGGTGACGAAAGTTGGGTTGCAAACCATTAGTAGTCATTAGTGAACTTCACCTTACAATGAAATAGTTTCGAGGGGTCGTTCCCTTGCCTGAAAAATGGAGACAAAAGCTTAATTACGATAGGTGAGTTAAAACTATTTGATAAGAGATTTGATTCGACAACAATGAAGATTGCTTGATGCAGACAAGTCTCGGAAATGCCCACTCTTCGGAGTGGGTTTTTTTTATGGCTTTAAATGGTCTTCGGTTATTATTCTAAACTTATAACCTCTATCCTTACAATATTCTCTTGCAGCTTCCCATTTCAATTGATTGATACCATAGGTTCGTGACTCTTTGAGATACTTTCCATAAGGTTTGTTTTTCTTGGTGGGTCTCTTGGTTTGTCTCTTAGGTTTGACTTCTATAACCTCACACAAAATATTACCTTCAGCATTTTTATATTTTATCCAGAAGTCTGGGTAATAACGATGAATCTTTTTGTCTAATCCACGATAAGGTATAATAATCTCTTCACTTGACCATTCCAATATACTAGGAGTTTTATCACAATACTTCATGAATCTTAATTCCCACATGGAACGATACACAATCTTTGTTGGGTCACCTTTATACTTTTTATAGTAAATTGGTTTGAATCTTCCCTTATAACTCATATAAATACCTTATACATAACTAAATATAACTAGGAGTATTTATATGAGTTTTTTCAATAAGCTTAAATCTAACATATTAGGGTCAGTTAAAGAAGACCTTAATTCTGCATTAGGTGGTAAACAACAACTATTTAATTCAAAGATATCTGGTGCAGTAGATGATTTAATTGCAATGAAAACAGGTATACAAATATCCAACATACCATCAAATATAACAGAGGCCTCAACTCAAGCTGCTGAAGCTAGAAAACTTTACGCTGCAAAACGCACCATAGACTCAGGCATGGATAGTAGAAGTCATATTAGCACTTCGCCTAATGACTCCATGCTCCCACCAGAAAATAGAACACATCTACAATTCCCCACTGTGGGTAGTGGTGACCATAGTAATAGATATGTTGACAATTGGATTATTTTTAGTACTAATTCTAGAAGAATTGATGCACAACATATTTTAGGTATTGAAGAAGGTTGGACTGAGGCGACAGGAGCAGATTATGCTAGAGATACAATGGTTAAAGCGGGATTCCATAAGTTTGAAGGTGAAACACTGGGTGATTCTGCAAAGAGTACAATGAAAGCCAATGGTGGTCATATGTGGAACGAACAAGTTGATATTGCATTATTCTTTCCCAACAATGTTAAAGACACTATTAGTATAGATTATGAAACAAAAGAGGTTGGTATAGGTGATACTATAATAAATGCTATAATGGGAAAAGGTTGGCATAATGAATTAGGTAATTTCGAGGGTGTCGGTACTGGGTCTGGGGCGGCAGTGATGAGTGGTCTAAAAGAGGCTTGGAAAAACGCTGAAAATTCAATGATGTCATTTAGACCAATACAAGAAGGAAATGTTGCTAATAACCCTAAATTTAATTTATTTAATGGTGTTGGATTAAGAGAACATACTTATACATTTAATTTAAACCCATATAACGAAGCAGATTCACAAGAAATAACTAAGATTGTTAAAAACTTCAAAATGTTATCATTACCAACTTCATCTGCATATAATCCAAGATTAAAAATATTACCAGCAGAATTTGCAATTAATTTTCAAGGCCCTATATTAGGACATATTGAACATCCACAAAATTGTTATCTTTCTAGTGTAGATGTTGATTACTCTGGTGGTAAGGATATGTCATTTATTTCAGTTGAGACTTATACACCAGAAGTTAAAGAAGATAAAGAAGCGGGAACAAAAGGTACTAAAGCAGATGGAAATGTCCAACATTATCCTAATGGTATCACATTAACACTTGTATTTAAAGAAGTCCTACAACTTAATAGACAAAGATATAATGCAAGGGTTGCTGCGAATGCAATGGGTGTTATGGATAAAGACACTATGCGGTCTATTGTTGATGATATGGCACTTAATAGTGAATCACAGAGAAATTTTGATGAGCAAGCAACAGAAGATGATAACCCACCAGTAGATTATGAATATTCCCCAGTGGATGGAACAAAAACCCATCAATTTGCTACTAAAGACGAGGCAATTGCATTTCGTGAGGGTAAACCTAGATACGCGAGAAGTTATTATTCTAAAGCATATAAACATGCAGAAGGGTATTGGTACATCAGATTTGACCCAGGCTCAGATTAATATAGGAAAGACAGGAGTAATATATGCCACAAGATTATTTTAAATATTTTCCAACGATTGACTTTGATGTCAAGAACGATGGTAATTTAATTAAAGCCAAGGATATTTTTAGGAATATTCGTGTACAAGGGAACGCATTAGAGGCTATCACTGGATATGAATATTATTATATTAATGACCAAGATAGACCAGATGTACTTGCAACTAAATTATATGCAGACCCTACAATGTATTGGTTGTTTTGGATGGTAAATGACCACCTTGCAACCTATAATGACTGGCCTAAATCACAAAGAATATTAGAAAAATTCATTAAAAGAAAATATTCTGGTAAGGCATTAATATCTAATTTATCTACAGACATCACTAAAAACCCTTCTACAGATGAAAATAATCAACCAATACCTCACACATTCACGATGGGGGAAAAGGTAGTAGGTTCTACCAGTTCGGCATTTGGATTTATTACCAAGATAGACCCTACAAATAATCAGATTATATTAAACGATATAGAGGGAACATTCATCAACAACGAAACAATCACAGGTTCACAGTCGTCCAAGAGTTTTACTCTCAGTTCGGTTCGGAATTACGAGGATAGTCCTCACCATTACGAAACAGACGAGGGTTTCAAAACCACTATAAGTACAGGTAATACAGAGGTTTCTAATAAAGCATACGAACAATCCACCAACGAAGATAAGAGAAGTATTAGATATATTAAACTAGAATTCGTTGAAGGACTACTAAGAGAATTCAAAGAATTTATAAGAGTATAATATAATATGAGTCAAAATATCATAGGTTCACTGTCTCCTAATTCCTATAGGTTAATCACTGTATCTATCAGTAATAACGAAGGTGACCAGTGGGATGTCACTAATCTAGTAGATTCATGGGAATTAAATGAGAACATATACAATATATTCCTAGAAGGTTCTATGACGATGGTTGATAATATTGATTTATTTAATAGAATAAATTTCACTTCACAAGAGTATGTAAGATTACATTTTGCTGGTGTACATGGAGATGGTTCAGAACAAGATGAACATATAAATCAAGTATTTCGTATATATAATCTCAAAACTTATATGAGAGAGACAGAATTAGACCTTAGTAAACAGATGTATTCCTTTCAATTCTGTAGTCCTCTACTATATGAAGCAAAAACTAAAAGAATTTCTCAACATTTCTCTGGTACATCTGGACAAATAATAGAGAAAATATTCAAAGATAATTTATTTTTTCCAGAAGAACCAATAGATTTAATGGCAGAAGGGAGTGATGAAAGTGCTTCTAAACCCCTCGTGAAGGGGGGGAAGGAACTCGGTCTGTCTTTCAGTATAATGAAGGGTGACGCAGGGTCTCAACACAACTTTGTGAGTCCCAATTGGACTGTCAAGAGAGTCTTAGAGTACCTCAGAGACCACACCAGTGTCCCAGATGAGAACAATCAACCCTATGGGAACTCTTTTTATCTCTATCAGACTGCAAGTAAAGGGTTTAGATTCCACAATATAACGAGTATGATGGAACTTAATTACTTCAAAGACGAATTTAGATTTGAGCTCAGAGACAATGTGATGGAGAATAGTGCCACCGCAGACCCTCAAAGTGTACAGTGGGACATACTAAACTACAACAAGAACAACATGTATCACACTATAAACAACCATACACATGGTCTCTATGCAAGTAATATAACTAATTATAACACAGTCACTAAACAATTAACAGTCATAGACAGTGAGTTTACCTCTCAATTTAAGTTAGATGATGATGGAAACTACAAGGATAAGGTGCATATGGCAAAGGCACCACCATTCAGATTGCAGGCAGAGGGTATCAGAATACCTAAAGATGGTGGGTTTGAGTATGGTATCAAGGCGGAGAATGCAGAAGTTGCCATCCCACTTGACCCAATCACTAAGAGATATGACTCTGCAATTGCCTTTGACTACTCTACACCACATATGATGAGTGATGTACCAGAGGTCACAGAGGGTGTGAGTGATTCCAGTATATCAGATGGTGAGACACATGTCAAGGTTAATAGAGAAAGAGTAGAGACACTATTAAAGTCTAATAGAATAAACATCATGATACCTGCGAGAACAGACATCTCTTGTGGAGAGATGATTAATGTCAACATGGTCAGTGGTATAGAGAGTACACTAGAAGAAATACAACATCAAGGTAGGTTGTTGATTGAGGGTATCACTTGGACAGGTAATCATGAGGGCCTGCGAATGAATCTATCATGTACCACAGATGGTTTCAGTATGCAATCAGATACTTTAGCACCAAGAGACAGACAAGACTAAGAGACACTCTCAGGCCACAGTGGCTTGGGACTCCTAGATTTTTTTTGATGGGCCTTTGACATCCCCTCTAAAGTTCTGGGAAGTTTTTATTAGAAATAGTAAAAGCGTTTTATTATGTTATGGGACTCCTAGTATTATTTTGGGACTCCTAAATATTAATTAACAGAGGATGATATATGATAAATAATATTCTTCAATCACATAAAAAGATGATGTTTGCATTTTTAGATGCAACAGATATGGATGAATATGGATTAGCATGGTTTTGTTTTTTGAAAGGTGCATTATTTACTGCACTTTTAGTATGGTTATTTTAATAAATGACGAATTGGTTATATAATAAATTAGTACCATATGCTCTAAGGTTTAGAGAATGGTCTAAAGGAAAGACTTGGGTACAAATACCACTAGGGATTTTAATTCTATGGTTATTAGGATTTGCAAATCCTTATTGGTGTGTGTATCCAGTGTGTTGGATATCATGATAACAAAAGAATACCTAGATTATATTGGATTACAATTAAGATGGTACTTTAATTATGATTGATGCAATATTAATTACATTAGGTACAGTAATCTCAGTGATTATTATACCTTTATTGTTTTTTATAGTATGGAATAAAGAAGAGATATGATTAGAACATTATTAGGAACAAAGATACATGGTGCAATTTGTACCGATGTAGACTTAGACTATGAGGGTAGTATACTCATAGATGAAGATTGGATTGATGAGGTGGGACTCCTTATTCATGAACAAGTAGATGTATATAACAAAACGAATGGTAATAGACATACAACCTATGTTTTACCATTACCTAGAGGTTCAAATGAGGTATCAGTCAATGGTGCTGGTGCTCATTTAACCGAAATAGGTGATGAACTTATTATTTGTTCTTATATACAGTTAGATGAGAGTCAAGAGACATTACCTCTCAGACACGAACCGAAAATAAAGATAATAGACCCAAAAGACCGAGCTTATAGAGAACTTTTGGGACTCCTACCAGAAAAAATGGGTGGAGAATACAGATAATATGGATTATATTACATTATTGTTTCATTTGGGTGTATTAATACCCATGATTTATTTTATTTGGAAGGATGGTTATAAAAAAGGATTAAAAGATGCCAAAGTTTACAGGATTAAAGAGTAATTATTATACAGGAGTAGTTGAAGACCGAAATGACCCATTACATATGGGTCGTGTGAGAGTTCGTATCTATGGATTACATACTGATGATAAACTAAAAATTGCATCTCCAGACCTTGCATGGAGTGATGTTCTTATGCCGACCACAGCTCCAAGTCTTTCTGGACTGGGATTATCACCTCATGGACTCGTAGAAGGGTCTACAGTCATGGGATTCTTCCGAGATGAAGAATTAATGCAAGATTTTGTCGTAATTGGGTCATTATTTGGAAGACCTAGCCCACAGTTCAAAATTCCACAGAATAATCCAGATAATGCAGTGGATAGGTCTCCAGAACATGGTTTTAACGACCCTAGAAGACCCTCAGTGGACGATTATGCAGACAGTGTAGACAAACCCAAGACTGGTCGTGAATACACTCTTAGAGGGTCTTTAGATAAAGCACCTAGAGGAAGACCTTTCCTTACTGCATATAATGATGGAATGGGTACAGAAATGAACAGTATGTCAATGGGTGAAACATATCCAAAGAAAGATTATATGGGTGGTGCTGTTAAAGATGACTATGGAGTATTAATAGAAACCAAACCTACCTTATCCGATGTAAATGAAAATGCAATCACTGGTACTAGTGAAACTTATCCGAATAATGTCATTGAGAAATTAGAAGGTACATCTGTTAAAGAACCAACTCGTATAGGTGTTGCACCTACTTATCCATTTAATCATATGATTGAATCCGAATCTGGTCATGTATTAGAAATGGATGATACACCAGAACATGAAAGATTACATATGTATCATAGGTCTGGTTCTAGAATAGAATTTTTACCTAAAGGTGATGTGACTCTTAAAGTTGCGAACGATAATTACGAAATAATATTAAAAGATAAAAAAGTATTAATTTCTGGAAGTGCCGATATTGAATTATCTAATGGTAATTATAATATTAATTCTTATAAAGGTATGTCAGATAATGGTGGTAATATTAATTTACAAGCACATGGTGGAGATATTAATCTTACTACAACAGACCCAGATAAAGCAGTTATAATAAAAGGTAAAATATCTCTTAATGGAACTGCTTACGATTAATTTAGGTTATAATAATGTCAACAATTGCAAAAAACTGGAATAATTCAGCTGAAATAGAAGAAACAACTGAATTTACTAGGTACTGGTCTGAGGAAAGAGGTCAGTGGATTGATGAGGTTGTTGTCACTGCAAAACCAATAATTCCTTGTCCAGAAGTCGTAGTACCAACAGCAGATGATGTAAAACAAATTTTTCTTGCAATAGGAAACCGATATGGTTGGCAAGAATTACAACAAATAGAAGAAATATTGGGTGCATTCCCTTTATCTCATACTTGGAATAAAGAGAAATTAGATTGGCCAGAAATAGAGTGGGAAGGAAGAATAGAAGCACTCTTAGAAGAATATAAAATATTTCCAGCAGTTAAGATTGCAGAAGCACTTTCATCATTAGTTCCATTTGATTTTGAATTCACCGACCCAATATTTGGTATTAAAGTTGATGTAGTAAGATTAGTAAAAGAACCAGAATATAAAGCTGAACTTGTACAGCAGATGGAAGATAGGTTTGAAGAATTAAAAGATTTCTTACCAGATTTGTCTAGAGAGAACTTTGATGGAACAGATGGTCTTGATTCACCACAATTAACTATGGGTCAAATGTTCAAAGAGATGATTGGTGAAATAAAACAAATGCTGACCAACTCAATTTATTATGCATTTGAGAAATTAATTAAAGTATTTAAAGAAATATGGGATGCATTAGGTTTAGATTTTATTCCATCTTTAGTAATAGATATATTAACATTTGATGTAGATGGTTTTATGAAATCACTTAAAGACAAATGGAAAGAAATAAAAGAGGAAACAGGTCAATCATTTAAAGATTATTTATTAAATATTGAATTACCTTTAATAGGACTTACAGTTGGTGATTTAATTAATTTAAATAGTGACGATAAAAAAACAGATTGTCCTCAATGGGATACTCAAAAAATAATTAATAAAATTAAAGCATACTTTAGAGACTTCCCACAAATGTTAATTGAAGAATGGATGGGAAAGGTCACCAAGTTCTTTGAACAGATTGGTCTTAAATTCCCAATACCGATTCCATTTACTTTTTGTGCTTTTCTAGAAGTGATTGGTGTACCAAAAGAAATTAATATTGCAAATGCACTAACACTTGAGACATAAATACTACTATGAGTGTACAAAACCAAAATAAAATAACTGCAAGAAAGTGGTATACTGATGTAGAGTTTAATCTTACACCACATCCATCTTCTGGTGATGTCACTTTGAAGACCGATAAAGAAGCAGTTAAAAGGGCAATAAGAAATATCATATTGACCAACAATTATGAGAGACCATTCAAACCAAACTTTGGTGCAAATCTTAGGGGACTCCTATTTGAACTTTCAGATGATATTACAAGGACACAAGTTAGAAAACAAATAATAGATGCATTACATATGCTAGAACCTAGAATTCAAATAGGACATATTGGATTAACTAATTCTGGAATGAATGCATTACATATTAATGTTGAGTATGGAGTAATAGGTATTGCAGACCCACAAGAATTAGAAGTTATATTAGAGAGAGTAAGATAATGGCAACAGTAAAAAGTTCACAAGTAAATATTACCGATTTAGATTTTGACTCAATTGGAAATAATCTAAAAGAATATCTTAAGGGTCAAAGTACTCTTAAAGATTATAATTTTGAAGGTAGTAATTTAAGTTTAATTATAGACCTTCTTGCATACAGTTCACATGTATCAGCATTTAATGCAAACATGGTTGCATCTGAATTATTTTTAGATACTGCACAGATAAGAAAGAATGTAGTTTCTCGTGCAAAAGAAATAGGATACACTCCTACTAGTGCTACTGCTTCAATGGCAAAGATAGACTTACAAGTAAACAATCCTTTGATTGGTGGTGAGACTCCTACATCTTTAACTCTTAATAGAGGACATAAATTTAAAACTAATTATGATGGTGCAATTTATAATTATATACTATTAGAAACAAAAACAATTAATCCAACAAATAATGTATTTAAATTTGAAGACCTTGAATTATATCAAGGTGTAATGAACTCTGATATTTTTGCATACAATGGTCAAATACAAAATCAAAGATTTTCATTAACAGAAGGGTTAGTAGATACATCAACTATAACAGTCACAGTATCATCTACTGGTGGTTCAACTTCTGCATGGACACAATCAACTGATATTAGTGCAGTAGATAAAGACAGTAAAGTATGGTATGTTCAAGAGAATGACCAAGGCCTTTTTGAAGTTTACTTTGGTGATGGTGTTATTAGTGCAGAACCTTTAGATGGTGACACAATTACAATTTCATATCTAGTCACTAATTCAGTACATACAGAGGGTGCAAAAACATTTAGTATGACAGATTCAATTGGTGGTAATACTAATGTGACACTTACAACAAAACATGCTTCTTCTGGTGGTAAAGACAAAGAGGATGTTGAATCAATTAGATTTGCAGCTTCTAAATTCTATACATCACAAAACAGATTAGTCACAGTAGATGATTATAAATCTAAACTACAAACTTTATATCCTGGCGCAGATTCAATTGCAGTCTGGGGTGGAGAAGATAATGAACCACCACAGTATGGAAAGATATTCATATCAATTAAACCTTCTCAAAATGTAAACAAATTAACAAGTTCAGAAATAATAATTATAAAAGATAAATTAAAAGCATTAAACATGCTAACAGTTAGACCAGAATTAGTTGATGCAGAAATTATTGATATTATAATTGATTCTAATTTTAAATACAACCCTCGTGCAACAACTAAGACTGTATCTGAATTAGAAACACTTGTAAGAGCTGCAATTATTACACACGACACTAATAACTTAAGTGGATTTGACAGTGTGTTTAGACATTCACAATTACTGAAAGATATAGACAGTGCAGAGTCTTCTATTCTTTCAAACATATCAACAGTAAAACTTCGTAAAACAATTACACCTACTCTTAGTCAATCATTAGGATATGTTGTAGAAGTTGGTACTGGTAATGCATTATATAATCCACATAGTGGACATAATGCACATAATGGTGGTATAGTATCCACTACAGGTTTTAAAGTATCTGGTTATACAGATACATATTACTTTGATGACGATGGTGAAGGAAATCTACGAAGATATTCTTTCACTGGAGCATCAAGAGTATATGCAGATAGTCAAGCAGGAACAGTTGACTATGCAAATGGAAAGATTACAATTAATGGTATTAATATTACAGAAACATCTAACACAGATGGTTCAATACATTTTACCTTAATTCCAAATTCATATGATGTTGTTGGTTATAGAGCAAATCTTCTAGATATCAATACATCATTGATAAAGGTGACTGGAGCCTCAGACTCCATAGCCTCTGGTGATACGAGTGCTGGGGTTGGATATACTTCCTCGTCTAGCTACTCCTAAACTATGATTCATGTGTATGCATGAAGTAGAATTCCCACATGAAGTGGGTTTAAATTAATGCTAAATTTAGAGAGGAAATAAAAATGGCAGATAAGAAAGTGACCGCATTGTCCGACTTAGGGACAGGCATAGCAGGTGAAGACTTGCTACATGTTATTGACGACCCTTCTGGAACTCCAGTAAACAAAAAGGTGTCACTCAGTAATGTATTAAAAAACCTTCCAGACTTCGTTGCGTTTGGACAGGCAGCAGAAACAGTTAGTTTAAGTGGTTCTGCACATACAGCAGCAGTAGATAAATGGGGAACTATTTTAACTACTCACTCAAGTGGAAACACTGTAGTGAACCTTGCAGCTGGTACAACAGGACAAGTAAAAATGTTTGTTGTTGCAACAGACAGTGGTGGTAATGCAGACATTACTCCAAATTCATTACTTGGTTCTGGTACTAAAGCCAGACTAGATGACGCTGGTGACACAGTTGTATTATTATACACTGGTTCAGCATGGGCAGTTATCGGTGGTAATGGTTATACTGTATCATAAGGATAATTAAATGCCAATTCTTAATGAAAGATTAGTAGACCAACTTGATGAACTCTTACCAGAGTACATTAGTGAGGAAGGACAAGGACTCAAAAAGTTCATGTCTGCATACTTTGACTTTCTTGAGAAAGGTATCCTTATACACAAAGAAGGTGCAGACCTAGAGAATGTAGGTCTAGAAGATGGGGAAGGAGCAGTCTTACAAGAGACTGCAACCTTCTCTCCATCACCTTTAGATAGTGCAAAATTTATATACGAACAAAACAATCTAGGAGCTACACAAACTGGTTCTTGGGAAATAGGTGAATATGTAGTTGGTTCAACATCTGGTGCAACTGCAAGAATAGATGTTATTGGAAACACATCCAATAAAATTTATATAGAAGTATTTACCGAAGCACAATTTTTACCAGATGAAACAATCGTTGGTCAGAATAGTGGATACACTGCAAAGGTAGATTCCTTTGAAGGTGGTGCATTGTTCGCTGCAAACAATCTGTTAGACTATGCAGATGTAGATAAGACAACAGGAGACTTTTTAGAATACTTCCGAAAAGACTTCATGCCTACGATTGATGCAAGTATACTTGCAGATAAAAGATTACTTGCAAAACATATTAACAAAGTATACCTTGCAAAAGGTAGTTTAGCATCATATGATTTCTTATTTAGAATTTTATATGGTGAAGACATAGAGATTGCATATCCTAGAGACAATATGATTGCACCATCTGAATCTAGATGGGTGGAATATACAATCTTACATTTACATTCTACAAAGAATCTAAATGATTATGACAAAGGAAAAATAGTTAAACGAGATGCTGAACAAACAATAGTCACCGAAATACAAGTAGATTCACTTGTAGGAGTCACTTCTGGGGAAGCAGATGATGTTTACAGAGCGACAATCATGGAGCCATATATTGGTTCTTTAAATATTGGTGATACAATAGAATTACAGTCAAGAGAGGACAGTACAAAATTCCATCTTGCAACAGTTAGAGGTATTATATCAGATATTGATAATACCGATAGTAATATACAATTAAGTCTTGAAGATGGAACAGGATTTGCTTCAACAGAATCAGATGACACAGAAGCATTTCAATTAGAGAACGAAGACACTGGTAGTTTATTATTATTAGAAACAGGAACACAATCAGACAATAGTGAAAATGAAGTACATGGTAGAACACCTATCATGGTTAGAGAAACAGTAAATACTACAAGTACAGAAGCTGCAATTGGTGGTTCAATAAAAGGTGAACTAATATCTAAAGGTTCATTATACACACCAGCAGATAGTGTTCCAGTTAATTTACCACAATCAGAATTGGGTGTAGGGCGATTAGCTAACACTTTTGTAGGTTCAGTTCTAGATGGTAAAGTAGAAAAAGTTTTAGTAGACCCATCACAAACAGGTAGTGGATATAGTGATGGAGAGTTGATTGTCTTTGATAATAGAACAAGTGGTGGTACACTTGCACAAGGTGTAATTACTTCTATATCTGGTGACATACTTTTAGAAAGTGGAACTACATTTGGTTCACTTGAGTTTGTTGCAACAGCAGGACAAACTACATTCTCTGGAAACGATAGATATGGAAATCCTTTAGTCTATGACCCAGAAAAGATTATGGTCAGAGTTAAAAGAGCAAATGTAAATCAAACTATTGCATCTCAAGGTGGTGCTATTCCTTTTACAAACTTTGAAGAAGTAAGAGGAGCTGCAAATATAGGACTCAATGGTCATTCAATTGTCTTTACAGGAACTTATGCAAACGCTTCTCATGCAAATTATGTTGGTGGTGCTGGTACTATTATTGAAGTGTTTGCACAACCAGAAGAAACAACTTTAATTTTAGAAGATGGATTGCAGTCAACAGGAGAAAACAAATTACTCTTTGACCAATCTGGTGCAAACCCAACTGGTGCAATATCAAGAGTCCGAATGACATCAAGTGGAGTAGGGTTTACTTCACTACCAAAAGCATATCCAGGCGGAGAAGTATTCTATAGTGAAGATTTAGATTATGTAAGTAGTCCAACAAAACCAAATTTTACAATAGGAGAAACAGTCACATCTGGAAGTACAACTGGTGTTCTGGTTGACCATGATAAAAAATTAAAAAAACTTGTTATAGGTAAACTACCAACTACATCCGATACTACAACATTTAGTATAGGAGATACAATAACAGGAGACTCTTCAAGTACAACTTGTACAGTCGTCCAGAATAGTTTTACGATAGGAACAGGTGCAAAACTATTACCTTACAGTGATTCAATTGGTTCTGTTGGTCAACTAAGAGTTATACAGGAAGGAAACCACTTTGATAAATCTAGTGGTATCCCAGATTATCAAAACCATTTCATTTATGGTAGAGCATCTGCAACTCCAATAGTAGACACTACAGTCACAGGTAATGTTAGTGGTGCAACAGGTAAAATAATAAAGATTGACAGTGACAAACAAATAGTATCAATAGAGTTGACTCGTGGAATGTTTGTAAAGGGTGAAAGTATAACTGCATCTGATAATAAAACATTCCAGATATTAGAAGGTAATCCAGCAACTGCAGCTGCAAAGAATTCTACAATTGCAAAATTAGATGGAAACTATGCAAGTGATGTCGGTTTCCCATCAGTCACAGGCCAAAGAATACAGGATTCTAAATTCTATCAAACACATTCGTATGTAATTAAAGTTGGAAAGACTATTAATGAATATCGTTCAGTAGTAAAACAATTATTAAATCCAGCAGGAACAATCTTCTTTGGAGAGGTTGCAATTGTTAATCTAGTTGATGGTAGTGCAGAGACATATAGAAGTGGTTCTAACACAGAAGGATTTGATGGAGATAGAATTACAAGGTCATTCATACCAACACTTTATATTGGTTCTAAGATTGACCCAGCAAAAGTTGTTCTTGAAGATGGAACAACTGCAACTGGAGAAGAAGATGTATTCTATGGAAGTGAAGAAAACATAATACTAGAAGACACTAATGGTGTTGTAGTGACAGAAAGATTCCTTGCAGACGATAGATTAAAACTAACTCTATCTACAGGAAGTATGTCACCATCTGGTTCAACTGCATTTACAGTTGGTGAAACTGTATCACAGAATTTATTTAAGACAGCATCTGGAGACATAGGAACAATTACAGGTAGAGTTGTATCTATTTCTGGAACAACATTACACATAG